TTGTATCTTCAGCACCTTTAAGTTTAAAACCATCTATGAATCCTGTAATCATATCGAATAGAGCAAATAGTGGCGCTAAAACTTTGAATACAGTATGTCTTAATACAGAAAAAACACCACGAAACAAACCAGTAAAAGGTTTTATTGCTTTCATTAATCCTGTTGCTTGACCTCCTGCCTTCATAGTTTTGGTCATCGGTAATAGCAGTTGCGATATTTGTCTAAATACAACTGCAAAAGGACCTAGTAGTCTCAGAAAGAATCGCCATACTGCTGAAAATCCTCCTATGACTTTAGTGAGTCCAAGTTTCGCAAGACCTTTAATACCACTACCAGCTTTAGTTATACCTTTTGACGTACCTGACAAACGTGTTATGAGTCCTGTTGTTAAAGTCCTGTATGCATCAGAAACAGCACGTACTGATTTACCTACAGCCGCACCTAACTTGAATTGTAGTTTAGCAATACCTTTTAGATTCTTTTCAAGTCCCAACGTTGGCAATTTAAGTTTGGATATTTTAAATCCTCTAGCTAAGTTTCTAAATAAATTTCCAATAGGGTTAAGAAAGCGAAGGTCCATCATTTTGAGAGTTTGAGGTAATGCGATTAGACGAATCCATTTGTCAAGACCCGTGGCATATAATAAAATAGCACCTAAAAATAATTTAGTGAATAGACCCATTTTTAAATCTAAATCATCAGGTAATAATTTATCTTTTTGTTTTACTGCACCGCTAGTGTCTTTAACATCTTTCTTTTCCGTCTGAGCATCAAGAAGAAATTTTTGTTTCTCAAAAAACTCTTTAAAGCTATCAGCCAATCTTGACATATCATCAGCCATTCTAATAAGTACATCAGACATACCTTCAAGATATTCAGTCTGTTCAAATAATAAACCACCTAGTGCTGAGCCATCTCCTCTAGCACCGATATCAATCATTGCAGGTTCATTAGTTTTATTTTCTGGTAATGGCATTATTGTTTATTTAACCTTTCTTCTTCATCTTTAAGATGTTGTATTAACATTTGTAAATATATTTCCCTTTCAAAAGGAAACATATTCTCTAACTCCGTTAAACTATATTTATGATGTTGCATGAATGCAAAATTAGTATAATATATGTTTATCAGAGAATCGTGACTCAGACTAACTCGAAAAAACTTTGCAGTCCCTCCAATGATATCTTCTCTTCCTTCTTACACTCTGAACACGTCCATTCTAGGTCATGTTGTAGTTTTGGCATAGATTCAAAGAAAACACTAGCCTTTTCAAATTGTGGTTTAGAAAGATTCTCAATAAACTCTATGATTTCTTCTTTTGTAAAATCATCATAAACATTGTCAGCATCAAAAACATTATCTACACAAGATGCAATCAAATCAAAAGTATTTGTTAAATCATTCTTACCTTCACCGATTGTCAATACATCACTCATTGTAGGATATCTGAATTGTATACCAAGATTTTCATTTAACTGTACTATCTTGTTATGTCTTGGGTCTTCTTTCATTTTAACACTATCAATGTCTATCTCTATTTCTTCTGCATGGTCACAATCTGAGTCTTCTTGTGGGTGCTTTAGTTTAAGAGTGATTACTTCTCCTACTGATTTACCTCTCAGTTGTAGAAATAAGTATTCAACATCAAATGATGAAAGTTTTTTAATGTTACAATCAGATATAATACAATTTTCTAATGTCTTAGTAACTGCATTATAAATATCATTTTGTTCACCACCTTCAAGAGCCATGTAAAGAATCTTTTCTTCTTTTACCAAAAACGGCCGAAACGTTATTGTTTCTTTCGTAGATGGTACAACAGTCTCAAATTCAGGTGTTGCTATTTGGGGTAAAGCCATAATTAATCTCCACTATTATAAAATTATTTAACAAGTTTACTCGCGGCAAATAGAGCGGCCGCAGTCGCTTTTGGTCCTGCTTTTTCTGCAAGTCTTCCTACTCCCATGTTGATTAAACCACCAGCACCTGATTTGTTTAATCGTGTGAATAGACTATCCGACGATACGTTATTAACGTCAGGTGCTGATGCAAATACATCAGTAAAATAACGATAGCTGATAGTAACACTTTGACGTAGAACGTCAGGTGTTTGCCATGACATTGTACTAGCACCTACTAACGATGGATAACAATCCTGAAGTGTTACTTCATAAGTTGGTTTCTCTGGTGCACCTCTATCAAATTGTTGAATCAATATTCCTTTTTCACTAATATAGTCTTTATAAAATCCAATATTAAATTGTTTTCGTACGGCATCAACAGAACTATTTTGTTTTGATTTTCTATGACTACCGCCTATTAAGTCTTGCCATTCAAGAAAGAAATCTCTTTCTCTCATATCAGGACTCAAAAGAACTGACATTGTTATAGGTACATAGTTAAGTGTAGCACCTATTTTAAATGGTGCACCATATAAAGGATAATTAATCTCTGTTGCAGACCTAGCAGGGAAATCTATACCATCTATTCTAAACATTAATGGCGAAGTATCTTTATGCGTTAATGCACCAGGCGGAGTTACTAATACTCTGAAATCACTTGCTAGTGCAAGGCCGCCTGCTTTACCTATCTCTGCTTTAAATTCATTTGGTTTAAATGTCATTACTCATAATCCTTTTTCTTCTTTTTCTTTTTCTTTTCAGGTACCCAATTTGACACGGTCATATCTGAAACGTCATCATCAGTATAGTCAACTTCTGGTTGATGTTTTACAGTTAGAAACTGATAGAGTCCTCTGTGATTTCTTGATTTAGCCCACCATCTTAGAAAATTATATTTTACCATTCCAATAGGACCTGTTACACATGCTGATAGAATCAATAGTTTTAATGCTACATCATCTGGTAATGATATTTTTGTTATAGCAACAATGACATCATGCAACAACCATTGAAATAAACCACCAAGTAAAGCACCTACTATTATAGTTTCTTTTATTAATCTATGTGATGAAATAGGTTTATTTCCCATAGACCTATTAGACCTTTTATGAAAAACTATTATACCTACAAGAATTGTACTTGCAAGTATAACGGGAAATAGAATTGTCAACATTGTCAACGGTGCATTCCACCAAGAATCTGATGTTACAATTACCTGTGTTCCTATATGACTGTCTGCCATTATTTAACCATCCTTCTGCTGTCTGACCATACTGCTTGTTTTCCTTTCTTAGCAAATTTTTCTACTGGTAGAAATAATGCTATGTCCCATTTGTCAGCACTCACTTCTAAAAATCTACTTTGTACATGTGTATTTAAATAATGTTTTATACACGGTTTAAAATATTTAAATTTGGCTGCTCCATTTAATACTCCATACTTTAAATTTAATTTTGTTTTTTCATTATATGTTTTATTTGTACTTAAACTATATAATTCGTCCATCAATTTTGCTCTTAATACATATGGCAAGTAATGAAGGTTAATGCCCATGAAACCTTTGTCTACATTTGCAAATGGAAAAATCAAAGGGAATTTATCATAGTACGGCAAAGTTTTTTTATGCTTTGGGTCGTAGAAGAATGCATACATTCTTCCAATTTCTATTTTTCCAGTCATTGCTGATTTTTCATTATCCATTAATTTGTTTGCAGATATCCTAGTTGATTTAGCTATATCTCTAAACCAATCTCTTCCTACTTTAGACTTTGCAGGAACATATCCCTGTCTTGCACCTTTCTCTAGTATCTGCTCGAAAGTTGAATAGTTTCTTTTTGGTACTGCTTTCTTTCGATTACTTATTGCCATATTACTATTTATACTGAAATCGCTAATTCTTTTTCTGTAAAGATGACGAATTTATAATTTCGGTCTTTACACCATTCTTCAGCATAGTTCCACTTGTATTTGTTGATAGCATATCTACTTACTTCATTGATATACCTTTTAGTCATACGAGTTTGTTTTTTTGGTTCTTTCGTTTGATTCTTAGGCTTAATCTCAATAACCCATGTCTCAATTATATCGTCTTTATTTTTTACTCTTATTTTGAAGTCTGGGAAGTATCTGTGAAATCTTCCATCTAGAGGGTGCTTGTATGGAATTGAAAATTCTTCTGATTCCCATTCGATAACATCTTCACGTAAATCACACCACTTCATAAATTTCAGTTCCCAAGAAGAACGATAGATTATGTTAGTAGGGTCACCTTTATATTTGGAAGGTTTTTTAGGAGTGTATTTTCCTTTTAATGTTTTCATGTGTTTTCATTATAAATAATAGAATAAAATAAACATTCATGGATATTTATAAACATGGCATCATCAATTTTAATGTCAACAAATTCAGGCAGAGGAGAAGGTCTTACTGGTGAAACAGGCGGTAGGGGTGATGTACGAGATGAATTAGAGTCAAAATTAGCTAAAGGTAATACTAAAGCAACGATTGCTTTTCCATCTGACTTAGATACACTAGACCATTGGATGGCAATTCGTATAGCAAAACATGAACTAATGAAGAAGAATGATTTTGCAGAAGACAAGACACTCGAATATATTTTCTTACCTATGCCTGCAAACTTAGGAACACAATATACACAAACTTGGAATGCTCAAGGCATAGGACTTGCAGGTAAAGCTGGAGCCGACCTCGGACAGGCCGCAAAAGGAAAAAATATTATGGGAATGGTTGAAAGTGCTAAAGATTTAATTGCGGCAAGAAAAGACCCTTTAAAAGATGTAGTAAATGCGGCAGGATATTATGGAGTTCAAGTAGCGGAAGAAGGAGCAGGTGCCGCAGTTGGTGCGTTAGTTGGAGGAATTACTGGTGCAGTTGCAGGTGCGGCCGCAGGACAATTTGTTAAAGGTTCTATTGCAGGTGCAGGACTTGCAAGAAATCCATATATGGCAATGATGTATGATTCTCCTCAATTTAGACAACACACTTTAAATTGGAAGTTTATTGCTCGTAGTGCAGATGAAGTTGAAACATTAAGACAAATTATTTACAAACTTAAATATTTTGCGGCCCCATCTATGAATGGTAAGAACACGCACTTCTTTGATTATCCAAATTTATTTGATGTTGATTTTCATTATGAGAAATTTTTATATAATATGGGACCATCAGTATGTAATAGTATTGATGTTCAATATCATGCAGAAGGACAACCATTATATTTTGATGTTCCTAAAAACGTAGGAGATAACGAAGTAGACGAAAAAGCACCTGTATCAATTACGTTAGGAATGAGTCTAACAGAAATATTTGTCATCACTAAAGAAGGTATAGATAAGAGTAACAGATAATGGCACATTTTTTTAACAATCACCCAAAAGTTGATTATGACCTTAATAAGAATAACAGGCCTGTCAATGTACAGAATCCTTTAGTTCGTTTTATTTACAAAGAGGCATTGAAAGATAAAGCGGCATGGTATTATACACATGATATAGCACCAGGTCAATCACTTCAGTACATTGCAGAAAGATATTATGGTGATTCAAGATTCGATTGGGTGTTAATGATTACTAATGATATCATTGACCCAGTATATGATTTACCATTAGACTATAATGATTTCATTGCATTTATACGTGCTAAGTATGGTTCTGTTCCAAACGCTCAAGGAAAAACTAAACATTATGAACAAGTGATAGCTGAACAAATATCATTAGCAGACGGCACTATTATTCCTAAGAAAGTTCAAATAGTTGATGAGACAACGTTTAATACATTAATAGATGCTGAACGTAGAGAAGTAGATTGCATGACTTATGAAGACGAACTAAACGATTCTAAAAGAACAATAAAAATACTTAGACGAGAATTTCTTCCATCAGTCTTAGCTAGTGTAAAAGACATATTTAATTAATCATGGATAATTATGACAGACCAAGAGAAAGAAGTTTATCGACCTGGAGCAATTAAGCTAGAAGGTATTCAAATATGGAACTTTAAAAAAGATCCTGTTATATTGACAGATTCTACAATAGAGTTTAATATTTATCAAGATTTATATGGGAAAGGAACAAAGATTGAACTAGTGATTGTTGATTCTAATGGTCTTATTGAAATGTTACCAATTGTCGGTGATGAACACGTAGCAATAAAATTTAAAACACCCACCTTTGATACAACACTTACACACGTATTCAGGATTTATAAAATATCTGATAGAAGAAAAGCAGAGCCAAGAGCAGAAGTATATACTCTCCATGGAGTATCTCAAGAAATTATTTCTGATAAAAGAAAAACTATCAACAAGTCTTATTCACAACTATTACCAGAAAAGATAATTGAAAGTATATACGAAGATTATCTAAGACCTACTGAAGAAGAATATGGAATCGTAAAAGCAAAACAACCTGAATTAGAATTACAAGAAACACAATTCAATCTATCATTCTGTTTTCCTAGTGTAAGACCTTTTCAAGCAATTCAACAAGTATGTAATGAGGCTGTACTTAAAGTTGATGAGAATGAAAGTGAACCTAAAAGTAAATCTGAGAATTTTGTATTTTATCACACACCTACTAAATGGGTTTTTAAAACATTAGATTCATTATTAAGACAAGACCCAGTAGATAAATTTTATTTTGCTGAGGCCTCTAAATTAGATACTAAAAAGGGTGAGGGAGAAGGTGATGAAACTGGAATTTATCCGCATCAACATATATCCAATTTAGAAATCAAGAAACAATTAGATACTGTTGAGAATTTAGAGCAAGGTCTTTATGCTCATGTAGTAAAAACTATTGACCCTTTATTGAAAAGATTTACCAATGATGCTTGGTCATATAATAATGATTTTGATTCTATGACACATATAGAAGATGACCCTAAAGTATATGCAGACGAATCAATCTATGCAAGTGATGCAGGAACTTCTGTTTCTCATTATATAGTCTCTAATATTGGAGAAGATTATCAGAACACGAATGACTTTACAAAAAGAGCAGTAGAGGCAGACACAGATTTTCAGATTACTAATCCAAGAAATCTACATTCTTTTATGAAATATATGGTAGCATCAAGCAGTCAATTAACAAATCTTATTCTAGAAATTGTGATACCTGGTAATACAGATATAGAAATTGGAAATATAATAGAAATTCATGTACCACAAACAAGTGATTTTGAAGACTATAAAGAATCAAATAATTTATTATGGGGTGGTAAATTTTTAATTACTGCTGTAAGACATACTTATAATAAAAAGAATAATCATTTCTTTAGTGTATTATCTATTGTTAAAGATTCGTATGCAAAGGATAGCGTTAAATGTAATGCAAAAGAGGCATAAACATGATAGAAAATATTGGTGAAAATTTTAAATGGTGGATAGGTGTTGTCGAAGACCGCAACGACCCTCTTAAACTCGGTAGATGTAGAGTAAGAGTTTATGCTGAACACACAAAAATAAAAGAAGAAATACCTACTGGCAGTTTACCATGGGCACAACCATTACAAAGTATTCAGTCAGCGGCAATGGGAGATATAGGATATTCTCCAACAGGTCTTGTTGAAGGAACATGGGTTGTTGGATTTTGGTTAGATGGTTCAGATATGCAACGACCAATTATCTTAGGTTCTCTTGCAGGTATGCCATATTATTATGGCAATCCAGATGAAGGATTTAATGACCCAAATAAAATTACACGAGACAAAATGAAAGAGTTTCGTCCAGATGATGATGAAGACGAAGAAGTACAAAGTGTTTATCCTTCAAGAATTGATGAACCAGATGTTAATCGACTTGCTCGTAATGATGGAACAATAACAAGAACAGATGCCGAAGGAAATGAAACAGAGATAGATTATAATCATTCAGTACCAACAACAAAAGATGATAACAGAAAACAAAGTGTATCAGTAGCATTAGGTGGAACCTCTTGGGCTGAACCTAAGTCTACTGATTTACTTGTAAATGATGATGGTGATGGTGTTCCAAGATATAATACAACATACCCAAAGAATCATGTACATCAAAGTGAAAGCGGTCATATAAGAGAAATTGATGATAGTGAGGGTGCAGAAAGAATTCACGAATATCATAAGTCAGGAACGTTCTATGAGATTGATGCCAAAGGTAATAAAGTAGTCAAAGTAGTTGCGAATAATTATACTTTAGTTGCAGGTAATGATTATGTTCATGTCGCAGGAGAAGTTGATATCACATCAGATACAACTATACGACTTAAAGCACCTAGTATAAAAATAGATACTGACAATTATGATATTAAAGCAGGAAGATATACAGTACAAGTCACAGGAGAAACTCATTTCAGACATGAGGGTGTTAAGCATGATTATATTGGTAATGATACTTATACTGTTAAAGTAACAGGTCCAACAGATTATAATTGTCCTACAATAAGACCAAGTAAGGTTGCCTGTAAAGAGGCAGAGTCAGCATCATAAAAATTATGACTTTATGTATAAATAGTTATTAACAAAACAGAGAATAAAAATGCCACAAATAAATGCTACTGTACATTCAGACTTAAAAATGTCGTTTACAAGACACCCGATAACTGGCAGACTGAGTAATGTAACTAATATCGAGGCAGTAAAACAAAGTGTTAAGAATATAGTTCTTTGTAATAATTTTGAAAGACCTTATATGCCAAATTATGGCGGAAATGTTTTAGCACAGCTTTTTGAAAACGCAGATTCTTTTACTGAATATCAGGTTTCAAAAGATATTCGTTTAGCAATAGACAATTATGAACCACGTGCTATCGTTGATGACATAATAGTATCAACTGATGACTTAAATGAATTAAGAGTTAAGATAATTTTTAGAATGAGAAACGTACAGAAACCAATAGAGTTAATAGTAATGGTAGAGAGAGTAAGATAATATGGCCGCTAATACTACGATA